TTAAGTATTTGGTGCTTTATCCGTCCCATAATCTGCATATATTTGCAAGTCTTGCTTATATCCTTCATAAGTATCAATTCGCTTGATATTATAATACTGGTCTTTATACTTAATAACATGTGTTGTGGATTTAATATCATCCCTCCAGTTGATTATAAATAGCATTTCTTCACCTGCTTGGATTGCTGCAGCTGCATAGTATTCTTTTGCTGATAATTGTCGTACATATGCCCATAAACCGCCTTCATGAATTGGTTCCCATGATTGTTTTGGCATTTCTCCTGGTTCACCTATTTCAATTATTTCTAAAATCTGAATCTTCTTATCTTTTAATTTCTTTTTCATTGGTTATTCCTTTCTTAAATTGCATCCACAAACTCTTGATAATGGTCACACAATCCAACGTAACTATCAAGAAGTGCTGCGGTTCCATCAATTTTCATTTTGGCTTTTGCTTTGGCTGGTATGATATTGTCATTTCTATCGGTGGTTACGCTGGTATTCGATAAGCACCATTTTAATATTGTATTGTCATTATAATTAATTTTCTTTGCTTTAAGATCGGCTCCTAATCGTTCCATAGGAATTGATAATGTTTGAGCCCCTTGTCGACACTTAATCATATTAAACCCGCTTTTTTCCATCTCTTGAATGAAATATGTAGCACTCCAGGCATCCACATAAACCCATGCTGGACTGATCCCATGTACTGTTACTAAATCCATGAACCATGATGTAACATCCTTGTAATTAATCACGTTACCATTACAAAGTCGCAATAAACCACGATCACGCCACTTGTCATAAGGGATTTTATCAGCTTCTATACGTTCATTAAAAGTATCCTCTGGTAGCCAATACATTTGGGCAACAAACCGTTCTTCTGTTAATGGATCCATCAATAATGCCGTGGCACAAGTCAAATCTCCAGTTTTTGATAAATCCACACCACCAATAAAATATGATCCCCTGAATTTCTCAAGATCAAAAGTTTTTGTATTATTGATATCATCCCAGGTAAGCCACGCATTATAGGCGTTCATTTTGACGTTGAAATCCTTACATAAGATTCCTGATAAATCATTAGGACTATTCTCCGAACGTTTTATTTTATTTTTTAAATCGTCAATCTTTTTAATTGTCCCTAGTCCTGGGTTCGCTTTCTGCCACATTTTAGGCTCTTTATACTCGCTTTTATCATCAAGTTCATAGATTATTCCTAGAAAAGTTTCATCCTCAAACGTGCCATCTACAACACCACAAGCATAAGCATAAATATCATCAAAAATGTTTTCTCTAATGGTACCTGATGTTGTCACCATTAACATTAATGGTTGCCTTCTAGCACTCATTGATTGCTTCATAACTTCATAAATATTACGATCTTTTATACTGTGCAATTCATCAATCACACATAAATGACTATTTAAGCCATCCAAACTGTTTGAGTTTTTACCCAATGGTTCAAATTTTGAGAAAGTGGGATCAAAATAAAGATCTGATTTTCTTTTCCGAATAAAACAAGATAAATCCGGGGATTGTTTTACCATGTTGTGGGTTTCATCAAAAATAATTTTAGCTTGATCTTTTTTACTGGCTACACTATATATTTCTGCTCCTGGTTCTTTATCAGCAATCATCATATAGAGTGAAATACCACTTGCCATGGTACTTTTTCCATTCTTTCTAGCTACCATAAATAAAGATTCTCGGTATTGTCTATATCCTGTTAAATTGTCTATAAAGCCAAATAAGGCCATGATATAGGCCTTTTGAAACAACTCTAGTTTTAAGGGTTTTCCTGCGTATTCGCCCTTTGAATGTCTGCAAAACTTTTCAATAAATTCTATTGGTTTTGTCCCTCGATTAATATCAAAGTGATAGCCATTCTTTGGTTGATCCAATGATTCCACAAGTTTTTGATATTGTCTTTTAACTCGTTTGGATACGATCACTCCCCCTGTTTCGATCTGCTTCCAATAAGTTAAAATATAATTTTCTTTATTCTTCATTTTTTATAAATTGAAGTAAGGCATTTCCTTTTGTGTCGGTTGGTGTCTTTGGAAGTAGTCCTTCCAGTTGCTTATATAAAAGGCTATATCGTTGAATTGTGGTATTATATCCCTTCAACGCTGGGGATTCTCTCAAGAACTCCTGGGATCCTTGTTTGAAGTTTTCAACTGGACCATTTTCATCAATCGTTTTTTTAAGTGTATCAAGTATTTTATTCATGAATGTTAATTCTTTTATTAGCTTTTCCGCTATCGGCTTTTTATCAGTTTGAACCTTTGATAATATCATTTCAAAATCTTCTATATCCTTCAATGTTTGTTTATCTTTCTTTACCGCCATGGTATGTCCTTCTTTCTTTTATTGTTTTCCCCTCGGGTTATACGAAAACTCATGGAGGGTTTTTCTGTTGTACCCTATACGAAGTACAGAGTAACGCCTTTAAACCGTCAATAGGGGGGATCAAAATCCACAATCACACCTTGTAAATTGTTTTCGTCGTTAGAACCCATTACAACAAAAAAACATAAAAACCATTTGTGAATCAAACCAGAACATCTTTAATCTATTCTTACAAGGTGTGACACTAGACTCTTTTACCCTTATACTTACACACTTATTCTTATAAAACGCTTTGAAACGCCATTTAGAGCGTTGTTTCTTCTCTAATTTTAACTAAATTACCCATATTATCGAACATTAACCCGTCTTTGCATACTGGATTGCATAAGTGATGCTTGGTGTGACAATCGTGGCATAAACATTCGAGGTTATCCCAATTCAAAGTGATCATTGGATCATTAATATTCTTTGGTGTAATATGAATCACATGGTGACATATGCTTGCTGGTTTGCCACAACGATTACAAATATAATATTTACTTTTCATAAAAGCTTTTGACGTTTTACGCCATGTTCTACCGTTGTAAAAACTTTCCGCATATGCTTTTGCCATGTGTTCTCCTTATCTCGCTGCCGAAAATTCGGCTACGGAAAATTCCGCTACGAAACTTTTCTTATATGTTTGATGTTTTGATCTGTACGATACTCATAGCCGAAAATTCGGCTGTGATATTTTCTTATATTTTTAATTTTCAGATCTGCACGATACTCGTAGCTGAATTTTCAGCTACGAAACTTTTCTTATTCTATTCTTACAACTAACGCTGATAATCCTTTGAGCAAGTTTTCAATCACTCGATCTAACTTTACACTATCCGCCTGTTCGGGATTGTACCAACTCAATAAGATGAATTTACTCGCTGTTTCTGCTAACGGTTCATCCTTTTGTTGTACTGCATCCATTCCCGTTGTTAACTCAATATAGTCTGGAATGGCTAACAACAACGGTGAAATAATCCCGTCGTTGTCGGTGCCGTCTATTCTTAAATAGTCCCTTGCTTCAATAAGTGTTAGCATTTAATTAAAGACTTGCTTCGTATAATTTCACAAATGCTTCGGTTACAATTGGTTTCGCATCTGCTACGGCTAACGCTCTATAATCAATCAATCCTGATTTAAAGCTTGATTCCCGTGATACTTCAATCATAATTCCTTCTGGTATGTTATAACCATAATAATTAGCATTGCCCAGGTAAATATCACCATCGGCAATGTTATCGTCAATAACAACTTCATGACCTAAAATATATCCAATACTTTCATTCTTAGGATCCTGAATAAAAATAGGTCGTTTGTTTGAATCCACAACATTATAAACATGAGTAAATAATGTTCCATTGTTTAAGAACCATTTCGCACCCTTTGAATATCCACGTTTCAATTTACCCATTAATGATACAAAGTCGGTATAAATTGGAATATCTGCGTTTGTGTATTCAATCGCATTGGTATCTTTAACCCATGCAATGGTTTCAAGTCCAGTTCCTTCTGTTGTCCCTACTCCGTTAATCATCCAATCAGCGATACATTCCATAACTGAATTGGTTAATTCATCGATCATGTAAGTTTCAAATGCTGGTACACTCATCCGTTTAGCTTTTGCACTAATAGAAAATACCTTCATCACTTCGAACCCATCAAAGGACACGTTAGCTACTGAATTTTTCTCTGATTCTACTTTCACACCTTCAACATGAACACTTGCTTTTGTTCCTGGTGTTCCAACTGGTACACTAATTTTGGTAGGGATATTGAAGCTTCTGGCTTCTGGCATAAATCCGCCGATAGTTCTTGCTTTTGAAACAATCTCATTTAATGTTGCGGTTGGTAAAACACTGGCGGAATTGGTAGCTGTGTTAAACGCATCCGCTCTATGCTCTAATTTCTGAACATCTTGCGCACGATTAAATGCTGCGGTTTCAAATGTTGATAATTCTTGTCCTAATAAAGATTTAAAGAACGCTGATCTGTATTCTTTACTGTCAAATACGTCCCCGTCAATCGCTTCATCGCTTGCTCTTGTTTCCAATGATCCACCCGTAATTGGGTTGAATTGTCCCCGGGCTTCTGTTCCTGCTGTTTTTTCTTTTTCCATAATGTTTTCCTTTGCTTGGGTTAATCCCTGAATTTCGATATTTAAAGAGGTCACGTCTGCTGTCGCATCTGTTTCAATAGTCCCCTTAATTTGTGCTGCTCTTGTTTCAATTTGTTCAATACTCGAATTTCTGTAATTGTTAAATGCTTCGGCTACTGTTTTAAATTTCATCTTATAATTCTCCCTTAAATAATATTTTGTTAATCATAATTTTGATTGTTTCTTTGTTTTTTTCTGCTTCGCTTTTCTGCATTTGTGCCCTAGCTTCTACTGATGTTGTGGGATAAGCTGGAAAAGCTACCACACTACACTCATAAAGCTTAGATATTTTGCTAATAGTTCTTGTGTTTGTCTTTAAGTCATACTTATCGCCGCCTGCTGGTACGGTAAACGCAAAACTCATTCCGCTAAGGTCTCCACGTTTTACTGCTTGATAAACGCTTCGGGCTTCTTCGGTGTCGGGTAAACTTGCACTCATGGATAAACCTGCCTGGTCTATCTTTAAGTCCATTGTCTTTGGTGTTCTTGCTAGTGGGATCTTATCCAAATCATGATTATATAAAAGTCTTACATCTGATATATCACAATCATTTAATGCCCCACGAGTTATTATTTCGTTATATGAACCCTTCGGATCATTAATAACTGTTGGTGTGTCAAATACTATTGGTACACCATTTATTAAAAAAGACTGGTCAACTCCTGCCGGGGTTAAATTATCTCTTTTTTCTGCTTTAATGTTTGATATCCTGTATTCTTTCATGCTTTTTTGTCCTCCTGTAATTGGTATTTATTCGCTTGTGCTGCATCGACTACGTTAAGCGTTTGAAGCCTTTTATCGCCATCGGGTATACTTGGAAGATTTAATATTTCCAGTGCTTGATTAACGCTTAGAAGCCCTAGAGGAACTAATTCCTTAATCATGTTAACCTTTGTCTTATTACTACTAAAGATCAACCGCCCACTTTCAAATACAATACTATTTCCAAATGATTGTTCACGATCATTGAATAACTTTCTTGTAAATTCCAGTGATAGTTGTAAGGCTAAAGGCTCCAATGTGGATTCAAAAAATGCACTGAATTGATCTTCATTATAACTACTATTAACAATCTGTTCTGATACTCCCAAATAATCATATATCTTTGTTTTTATGGCGTTCATCTGATCGGTATTAATATTAATTGGTGTTTGATTGATGGGGGTGTATTCCGTCTTATCATCAAGAATCAGTACACCGCCGTCATTATTCATAGTAAGAAAATCATTGATAAAAGTCTGTCGTGTTTCTTCAAGTTTTGCACCTGCTAAAATACCCGTATATTTTATAATCCCCCTGATATTTGCACTTGATTGGATAGAATTAACCATGCCTTCACTCTGTGCATGAGCCACTTCTATTGTTGGCATAATTGCATTATTGGGATCACCTAAAAGGTCGTTTGAATTGAAATTTTTTCTTAGGTGAATAATATCGCTATATGGTAAAATATAATCTTTCCCATTTGAAAATAAAAACTTACAGAACATTCTTCCAGTGTTATCTGTCATAAAATCCATATGGCTAGAAAATAAAGGGTAAATTCCTAACAACTTGCCACGGTCTGACTTTTGTAAATACATAAAACTATTATTATATAAATACAAATGCGTGACTGCTTTATATATCAGATCATAACTACTCATGTAAGGGTTCGGTGATACCTGGAGGATCCGATTAAGCCTTGAATCTCCATCTGCTTTATTTTGATCTGCATATTTTACAACATGACTTCCTTTTAATTTCCCACAATTCCTAGCGATACTATCAATAGCACTTCTATAAATGTCATTGCTATACCCATCACCTGACCAGGGACTAAAACTATTAATCCCTGAAATCATTTCCGCCCTTTCTAGTGCCTGTGGTTCTGGTTCTTTTCTTTTAAATCTATCAAAAATACTGATAATGTTTACCTCCTTTTCTGATTTTAGTAACGCTTTACCATCTTTCTAGGCTTGTTGGCTCTATTGATACAATATGAGCTTTATTAATTAATATCGCTTGTTTACCATATTGAATTGCCATGAATCCGTCCATTGTGGCATAGTCACTTTCGTCAAGTATTTCTAATGTATTACCAAAACTAGAACCATAATTTAATTTTGGATCAATCATCACAATTTTTTTAATTTTCATTATTCTTGTTCTCCTCTATTTTTAAAAATTATTGATGCTGTTTTTACTCCTTCACTGAAAGCGTTAGTTTCTGTTCCCCTTTTCTGGTATATCAATTCAGCAAACAACTTTTCAACTTTTTCTACTTCTTTGCTAGCTTCTAATATGTAATCCTCTACGATAAAAGCTTTTGTCGAATAGTCATCAAATTTAAATTTAAACAACGCAAGATCTTCCTTATTTTCCATACGTACTGAAAAAATATCATTAATTAGATCATTAAAAATACAAAAAGATTTTTCAATTTTTAACGATAAACCTATTACGGCATTTTCTGTTTCTGTGATTAGATCCTGTTTTGTTACTGTTTGAACGTTTTCCATTATGTTTTTCTCCTTGTTTTTTTATTTTAGAATTGCTGTTCCTACTGACTTCCACCTTCTAATAATGTAAAACTATCTATATAAGGTTTACTTGTATCTTGGCTCCCCCTAATCTTTACGTCTAAATAAAATCTTGCTGTATTTGTTCTCTTTTGTTGTACACCTAAAGCTTTAAGACGCTTTCCAAAATTACGCCCATCCATCGGTTTGATACCGTTGGAATCACAGAAAAAATTATAGGCACATATAACATCGCTAACACATATCCGATAACCTGGTGCTGATTCAATTCCTTCCTGTAAAAATTGATAAGCACTATCACTGTCTCTTTTGTAATCTTCCATCTCTTGTTTTGATGCTTCACTAATAGTTAAATTAAAGTCTTTGAAATATAGCCGTTTCAAACCTTCCACACTCCAGCGAAAAATAAGATCTAATTCATTTTCCATTATTTCTTTAGTGATATTGGAATCTCTGACGCAATCAGCTTTTCCGGCTGCAACATCTTCTTCACTTCCAAAAGTTTTTTTAAAAGGTAAAATAGATATTCTTCTAAAAATTCCATGGCTTTTTTCTCTTACTGATGGCATTACATTTAAACCAAAAAAATGAGTGATATTAAACTGCATCGGTTGATGATCTTTGTTTTTTTTGTTCACATTCACCGGTTCCCCACATACTACTGATTTAAAGGCTGCTCCAATTTTTCCATTAGCTTCTGATAAATCATCATCATAAACTAAATTAAGACTTTTTCCCTCAAGGCTAGCTAAATCAAATTCGCCTGAAAATTTAGAAAAACCTAAACTTGATATATTTTCTTGACCAATTAAATGAGCCATAATATCCATTAATTTACTTTTTCCGTTACTACCATTTCCTAAAAAACAGAATGAAGATTGTACTTCTTGTGCATGGGGACTTAACATTAACCCCATTGACTCTTGAAGCATTTTTTGAGTTTCTTTATCAAGGATCCCATCTAAAAACTTCTTAAAATATGATGTTTGAAAATCTGTTTTTGTGGAACTTAAGCAATTCGCATGGATCTGTGTTGTCAATCGGAATTTACTATCATGCTTAAAAAAATCACCAGTTTTCCAATTTAGAACGCCATCAAGGCAATTAATAAAATCTTTTTCCGGATATTTTTGAACATCGTCTCGAGCAACCATCATAAGTAATTCGCTAAAATTCTTCGCTTTTCGTGGGGTTAAATCTGATACATCTTTACAATTCGCAAAATATGTTTTATGAATTTCATTTTCTTTTACTAATTCATAGAAACCTTTTTCATCATCATATATAAAAACAAAATTTCCTCGGATAAATAACGGCCTTTGTGCCATTAAATTATTCACTAATAAAATCGGTATTACCTTATCATTTTGATCGTACACTCGGTCTTGAAAGAAACTATAAATACTTTCAGAAATTGATTTCAATTCTCTTTCATCTTCAATTGGAGGCTTGCATTTTTCTTCATTTAATGAGATAATATATGCAAAGATTGTTTCTAAATCACGCTCAATTGATTTAGAAAATTTCCTTACACCAGCTTTGAATAATTTATCATTACGCTCACCAGTTTTAAATTCTTTGTTATCAATAGCTTGCCCGCTTTTGACTTGACCCGTCTTGCCTGAATGGGTCTTTTTTATTTTTTGTTTTTCATCTTGATCTTTAAATAATTGAAATAATTCTTCTGGAATTTCAGCAATCGGAAGATCAATAATAACTTTGTATTCTCCCATATTTCCATTTTTCTTTTTTCTCTTACTTCCTGGAGCAACAATATATCCGCCATCTGTTCTTAGGTCTATACCTGCAAAATAATTTGAACGATTTTTCAATCCTTTTTTATATTTATAATATATATGCCATCCATTATTAGGGCTTTCTATTATTAGTGTATTAGGTATTTCTTGCCATAATTCATTAAAATTATTAATACCATTAACACCATCCACATGATCTACATCTAAATCTATTACCATTATTCCAGATTTTTCACCGGTTAAAAGACCTGCACCTGTTTTATTTTCCAACTGTTTAAGTTGTTCAATATTTGTAATCCAATTATCTGAATTACTCCACTTTACATAAGGTTTGTTTTCATATTTTTCCAACCCAACTAAAGGAAAAAAATTGTATTTTTCAATTGCTTCTGTATTTATCTGTCTCACCTCTTTTCTGCTGCTTAACAATATTGTTCACGGCTTCATAAGCCGTTAAATCTAAATGATTATGAGAACTTCTCTCAATCTTTTCTTCTTTAATTCTTTTTTGCTTTCTTTCTCTCGTTTTTTGTCTAGAATTCAAATAGATTCCCCTTTTTTCATAATCTGGCCTTCCTATTTCTAGGCAATCACAGATTTTTTATAAACACATCGTTCTATTACCGGTATTATCTTGGAGCCATTGGATCAATCCGTCACGGTTGAAAAATACTCTTCCACCCAATCTCAAAACTGGGAAATCTTCTTCTTCTCTAGCCAATCGATATAATTGAGCCTTGGGAAGTCCTGAAAAATTAATTGCTTGATGTATATCAAGCATCAATCCATATTCTTTTGTTTGTTCGTTCATGTCCTCACCTTCTTTCTTTTTATAATACTTCTTTGTGTATTTATATACTAAACTACGTTCGTAGTTATTACAAGCGTTTTATAACTATATATGTGTTCTTTAAGTTTTTATTAAGACTAATATGGTTCTATATGGTTACAAACGTAGTTATTTTTCTAAAGGAGGTAAAAATAATGAGTTCTAATATTGGAAATAATATAAGAAAAGCACGAAAAGCAAACGGATTTTCACAAAAAAAATTAGCTGATAAATCTGGTATTGCTCAAAATAGTATTGGTAATTACGAAAGAGGTGAAAGAAGCCCAACAATGGCTGTTGTGGAAAAAATCGCTAAAGCCTTAGAAATTGAACTTGACGAATTAGTTGACCTATCAGTTTCTGATGAAATGCGAAATAAGATGAATCAACAATCCCATGAAGTTGCTGAAGCTATCAATAAAAAATTTATTCGCATTAGAATCGCAACCTTGGAAGAAAAAAAAACAGAAGTGCAACAACAAATTGATGTTTTATTAAATGAAACGCAAATTGATGGAGAAACCATTCGTATTCTCATGAAAGAAAAAAACACCTTAGAAATAGAATTGTTTGATCTTAAAATAAAAATTTCAAAAGAATCTGAGGTAAATAGTAGCAGTGACTATTCCTTAAGAGCCCTTTACATCAGTGTTGGTGTTTTTGCAGAAATGTTAGAATTTCTTTTCAGTGATGGTAAAATCAACCCTTTGTATGATGAGAGTAAATTTTTTGATATATCACTTAAAAGAATATCCTCTTTTGGAATCGATAATTTTCAAAAATTATTCCCAGATGAAGAAAAAGGCATTTGGGTGTATGCTTTTGGTATTATTAAATCAATTAAAATATATTTAGACGACGAAAATGATTCAACTGAAATTATAAAAGATTTAGTAGCGGCTATATCAAAATTCTATTCACATCAAGAAATAGGTATTGATTCAATAAAAATAGCGGAAAAATTTTCAAAATTATTACCTGAAATAAAATAGATAGATATTTATATCACAATAAAACCCACTAACTAATACAGTTAGGGGGATTTTCTGTTTTATAGGGTAGTGACAAGAGAGTGACAAGAGAGTGACAAGAAAATCAATCTATTGTCACCGTCTTAAATGGCTCTATTATAGGATTCTTAATTGATTAGTGACAAGGTGACAAGAAAATTAGAAAAACGAGATAATATAAGGAGATGATATTAATGTCCAGAACTAGATTTAAAAAAAAGACTATCAATGGCAACGAATATTTTTTTTATCGTATGTATCATAATAATACTAGAAAGCCGGTTGATCTTTATGCAAAAACTGAAAAAGAATTAAAAAGTAAAATCAAAAGTAAAGAGAATGAACTAGATCGGGGAGTAACATCTGAAAAAGCTTATTTTGGGGATTACTTTAAAAAATGGCTTGATACTGTTCATATAAATGGAAAGAAAGAAGGAACAATCCATAATTATTATGTGTGTTATGACAACCACATCAAAGGATCACCAATTGAAAAAATTCGATTAAGAGAACTTAATGCCCTAGATATTCAAAGTTATTACTCCAGCATAATTAACACAAAAGGAATTAATGTTGTTAAATCGATTCATAAAACAATCTGTCCATGTATCAGATATGCTTTTGCTAATCAAAAGGTAATGGTTGATTTTTCTAGAGCAATAAAAATTCCTACTCCCATAGAGAAAGATGAAGAAGAAGAACCTTCCAGCGTTTTAACTCGTGATGAACAAACAAAATTTATTAAGGCTATATCCGGGGCAACTTATGAAGTATTATTTTTAACTGCCTTGAACACTGGATTAAGAATTGGGGAACTGTTAGCATTAACCTGGGATGATATTGACTTTGAAAATAAAGAAATTTCAGTAAACAAACAAATGATTTATGTTAAGGATCGGACTTTAAAGAAATACATGAATAAAATTACTTCACCAAAAACAAAAAATAGTATTCGTACCGTTCCGATACCAGCATTTCTACTGCATCGATTAAAGGAATTGAAAATAAAAGAACTTGAAAAAAAAATGAGACTTCAAAATAAATATACAAATATTAACCTTGTTTTTGGTACAAAATTAGGTGGCTATCTAGCCTTTAGTTCCGTTAGAACATCACTTAATACTATCTTGATAGATAATCAGATTGAGCATTTCAAAATTCACACTCTACGCCATACTTATGCCACCCGTTTATTTGAATTAGGAGAACAACCTAAAACAGTTCAGGTATTACTCGGTCATAGTGATATTTCAATGACAATGAACATCTATACCCATGTTTTGAAAAACATTTCAGCAACCAGTGCTGGAAAAATGGATGATCTCCACAATGAAATATTATGCACGCAAAAAACACAATAA